TGCTGTTCCACCAGGAGCGCCAAAGAAATCGGACCAGTATATGAAAAAGCAAGGTTTCTCGGCATTGCTATCACTGTTAGAATTGTAACGGAATTGCCTTCCAATTCTTTTCCAGTGAGTGAAATTCATATAGTTACGTCCATTGGCTTCTGCATAATCATCTTCATTGTTTTTTGGTCCAAGCCTGAAACGCTTATGCATGAGAACTGTATACAGATCGCTATTTATAGCATAAGTGTGAACATCAAGACCACGCAGAGAAGTGTCAAAAGTCGTGCTTCGCGAAGAGCCGTTACCATTGTTTCTGAAGAAATTTTGTGTGCTAACAATTGTTGTTGTCCTAGGCGACACGATTGCAACATTGAAATACATGGGACTTGTCGTTGTATTCAACACTTCCATGTCAATCTTGCATCCCGTTAAGAAAAGCACGTTTCGTTCACGTTGATTCCTTGCTCCGAAAGAAGCCCTTGGGATTAACGTCATATCAGTTAAGTAAATTGTTCTTGTGTCATGACTGATAGGACCAGGGTTCGCAACTTCAATTACTTTTGAATTCGAAACCCCTGAAACGTTACCAACGTGTCTTCGAGAGAACTGTGCATATTTGCGTTTACGTCCACGCGGTTTTTTATTATAATATTGATAACGACGCCAGGCACGTCTAATCCTGCTTGCCGCCATTTTTTGAACGATCGGTACCGCTTTAGCCATCAGGTAGGGTCGACTTTTTCGATAAGCGAGCTTGCCGGCTGCGATAGCAATGTTGCGCGCGGTTGAATATCGAGGAGAACCGGCGAATCTGACTATTTGTCCTGTCGGACCTGTAACGGTCATTTTCAAATTTAAATTATGAGAACTCTTAAAAAGCGGCGCGATAGTCCGCGCCCGAAATTAAAAGTGGGAAGGATCAGTAATACCCTTCCCACTTCCGGCCTCAGGCCGCTCATAATTTACGATGCCCGGTGCCAAGAACTGGTGTTTCACTATCAACTCCTATACGGAGGAGGAGGTTGCGTTTCTTCGTGCCCTTATTAATCGCGAAGAAGTGGTTTATCTCGTCTTTGGTCGAGAAGAAGCACCCACTACTGGAACACCACATCTGCAAGGCTTTATTTCTCTTAATTGTCGTAAGACACTGAATGGCGTCAAACGATTCGTTTGTAACAGAGGACACTACGAAGTCACAAGAGGCCGTCCCATCCAAGCTGCCACTTACTGCAAGAAAGATGGTGACTACGAGGAGTTCGGAACGCTCCCAAGAACAACTCAAGGAAGACGAACTGATTGGGAAGATCTACGAGCGTTTGTTGAAAACCTCGGCCGCCGACCCACTCGTCGAGAACTTGCGAGAGAGTTCCCCCACCTCTATGCCCGATCTGATCGACTCTTCGAAATCTGTGAAGCATTCTTGCCCCGTGAAAGTCTGGAATCAGAAGACTCAGAGCTACGAGACTGGCAGATTATCTTAGAAAATGCCATCCAAGAAGAGTGTGATGATGATCGTACTGTTTTGTTTTATGTTGATGAAGATGGAGGTAAAGGAAAATCGTTTTTTGCTCGTTACATGATATCCAAATATCCTGATCGAGTACAAATCGTTGGAGTTGGACGTCGTGATGATATGGCTTATTGTATTGATCCTGACAAAGATATTTTTATTATTGATTGTCCGCGTTCGCAGAGTGAATATCTACAATATCCTATTCTAGAGATGTTGAAAGATCGTTTAGTGATGAGTAATAAATATGCATCATCTATGAAACGGTTACTAAAAGTACCACATGTAATTGTTTTTATGAATGAGCATCCGCAAATGGATAAACTATCCGAAGATCGTTATTCCATTACGGAACTTTAATTATTTCCAGTTTCTCTAAAATAAGTCTTCATATTTTTTGTGATTTGCATCGCTCCAATTTGTTGTGCTGTTCCACCAGGAGCGCCAAAGAAATCGGACCAGTATATGAAAAAGCAAGGTTTCTCGGCATTGCTATCACTGTTAGAATTGTAACGGAATTGCCTTCCAATTCTTTTCCAGTGAGTGAAATTC